CGAGTTCAGCCGGCGAGAGTTCCGCCATCGCCGCCTGAATCTTGTTGAGCCGCGCCTGTCGCAGCGACTCTCGAACCAGTTCCTGATCCTCGGGTGACAAGGCCATCATCTCGGCCTTCACGCGGTCGGCCGGATCTTGCGCCTTGCCACTCGGCCAGTCGCCCCACTCAGGCCCCAACGCCTCCTCAGCCGCCCGAGACAGCACGAGCGTATCCGTGCCGTTCTGGTGCCACTTCACCTTCGGATATTCCTTCGGTGTCGTGTAGCTGTCCACCTGCGTAAAGGCGAACATCGGCCGGTGCAGGCGCTTCACCGGATCGCCCGGATCGCGCAAGTCCTTGAGCGCCGACGGAATCGGCGACCGCTGGCCCTGTTGCAGGTTCAGCGTGCCATTCTTGTAGGACTCCAGCATCTGCGTCAGTGCCTGTTGCAGGTCCGGTGGGAGATTGGTCAGGTCCATTACGAATCATCCTCGTCTTGATGCGGCACGCACGTATGCCGGTTCATGTGGTCTACGACGTTCTTCTTGAGTGCCGCAATCCCTTGCTCCAGCAATGCCTTTTCAGCCGTGAGGACCAACACCCGTAACTGGAGTTCGCCCAGCGCGAGCGTCACGAGGTCGTTCACTGACTGATCCGGCATTAGCTGCCCGTGAGGGTCGTCACTAGACCGCCGATGGTGCGAATCGAGGCCACGGTCGTAAACGGTCCCGCCGAGACGCCAGCCGTGGCCCCGGCATGGAACGTCGCCGCCGCGCAGTCACCGGACAGTGACAGGCTCGTGCCCGTCGCCGCACCGATCACGGGCGTCGTGAGCGACACGCTGGTCTTGATGGCGGTGACACCTGTGTTGCTGAAGGTCACGTCACCCGTGATGGCGGTATCAGTCGCCACGTTAGACCCGTTGCCGACGAGCAGGTGCGCGCTCGTGAGCGTGCCGCCAGCCGATGACCCGGACAGGGATGTGAAGTTGTCGTTGATCTGCTTGGCCACGTCGGCGTCAAAACAGCCTTGCTTGACGATGGTCGTCAGAGACATCAGAACTCCTCAAGGGAAGAGGGGCGAGGCTGCTGGAAAGAAGCCCCGCCCCGAACCCAACCTAGCTGACCGTGACGCCTGTGGCCGAGATGACGTTGTAGAGCCCGCGATCCGCCTGCAGCGTGATCGACGCACCCTTGAACGCCGCCCACGTGAGCGTCGAATGCGGCGACCCGCTCACCCCATCGGCAATCAGCGACGTGGCGGTGATGACATGCGCCGCCGCCGTGCTGGTCGTGATGGTGACAAACATGCCGTCCTGATCCAGACCCGGAGCCGCCAGTGTCGTCGTCGCGAGCGCCGAGGCCTTGTTCAGGAAGATCAGCGTTTCGACGTTGCTCGGCGTCTTCGGCACGGCAATGACGCCGTTCTGACCGACGCTGACGATGTTGCCACCGGCGATGCTGTTGATCTGCACCATATCGGAGGTCAACCCATACACCGCAGTCGCCAAGACGTCATGCGCCACCGCACCCGTCCCGAACTCGCCGCGCGTCACCTTGACGGTGGGCGACAGCGAGTCGTCGGTAATACGCATCCACTCACCGTCGATGCGAATGACCTTGTTCCCAGCGTTGACGCCGGTCCCGAGAGCCGGAGCCGTATACGCCGTGAGATTCACCGCCGTGGCCCCTGCGGCCACCGCCCCTGCACACGTGGTTCCTGTTGCCGACATGACGTTAGCCTCCCACCCGGCAGCCGAGTTCCTGCCGAAGCACGGCGACGCCGTAGAGGACGTCCGTGCGCTGGATAAATTGATCGGTCGTCGCGACGTAATCGCGAATCACGCGAATCGAGTTGCCCGTCTTCTTGCTGGCCGCCCGATACGCCTTGTCTGTCCCACCCGGCAGCGGCATGTCCACCATCGCGAGCGTACCGAAGTCACGATGCACCGCGAGGTTCTGCGGCGAGGACTTCGCGCTGATGGTCGAGAACGACGCGGCCGGCGTGCCGAACACATACACCGCCGCGGAGTTGGCCGGCAGGTTCGTGACGTTCTGGAGCGAGGGCGTGGGCGAGGCCGGTCCCACAATCGACGGGGCCAGCGGAATCGCAATCGTGCCCGCGCTGTCCGTGATCGTCGCCGTCACGACAAAGGTGGCCATCTGCCCGGTGTCCTGGTAGGACTGCGGATTGACCGAGTTCGTGGGCGATGAGCTGGAGAAGAAGCCCACGATGTCGCCCGCGTTGAGCGTCGTCGAGCTCCAGCTGCCGGTCGTGATGGTCGAGCCCGACTGGTTGCCCGAAGACACCGTCGGCGTGCCGCCGAGCGTGCCCACGGTATGGACGTAGATGTTCTGGTCCATCGCCCAGTCGAACCCAATCGACCGTCCCATCTCACCACGGAGATACTGCTGTTTGATCTCTTCGGCCGACTGGAATAGACCCTTCAGCGTGTCCACAATGGACGATTCCGCTGCCGGGTTGAGAATCATGTGCCGTTCGCCGTCCATCGGACACGCCTGATTGTCGAGCGTCGTCTTGGCCGAGAGATACGTCGAAAGCGCCGTCGGGGTCGTCCCCGGCGTGCCGACGAAGTTCGACAGGCCCTGCGCGAGCAAACAGACGTCCTGGTCGATGAGGTTGGCAATGCGCGCGATCATGGGCTTCAGCACCCGGTCGCGGTATTCGTCAATCCGCAGGAGCAAGTCCTGCGAGCTGATCTGGATGTCCACGCCGCGCTGAAAGGCGAGCGTCAGCGGCACGAAGGACTCGGTGATGCCTTCGATGTTCACGGACTGTCCGAGACGGCCGAGATACCGGGCGGGCTTGCGGATGGAGAGCGTCTGACCGAGCACCGCGCCGCCGAACTTGAACTGATCGGAGTATTCGCGGTTGACGATGCGAGCCGCCGCGTCCGTGTTTTCCAACACGTCCAGCGCCTCCATCGTAATGACCTGGTTTGTGAGAAGCGTATTGGCCAAGGGTCAATCCCCTTAGCGAGCTTTCACTCCCATCTGCGCATGACGTGAAGCCTTGTAGCGTTCGTAATCCCCGGCCTCAGCCAAGTCTTCGATGGAAGGACTCGCTGTTTTCGACGCGCCAGAGACCGGCTGGAACGGGCGCGGGGCTTGGGATTTGGCCGTCGGTGCGGGCGAGGCCGGGCGGGCGCTCGTGCCGACAGCGCCGAGCCGTCCAAGGATGCGGCCGAGCGCCAGAGGATCGCGGAGTCCTGCGACCTCTTTTGCTAGCTTCTCATCAGACGCCAAGGCGTATTGAATATGCTCGCCGTTCGGATCGTTCACAATCTGCCAGAGAATCGGCTCTGGAAACTTGACGTCCGATGCGTTGAGCACGGTCTCGAAGTCGTCATACGCTGACTTGCCGCGCTCCCGGAGATCCGCGACGGTCTGAGTCAGTTGGCGAGAGGCCCGCTCCGCTTCGAGACGGCTGGAGAGACGGGCGTCGATCTGTTCCGAAATCTGCGCTTCGTGATACGCCGATAGGGCCTCATCAAACGCTTTGATGGGGTCTGGCTGTTCCAAGAAGTCTTCAAGTTTGGGCCGAACTGCCGTGGACTTGGCCTCCGCCTTTGCAGGTTCAGCCTCCGTCTTGGTCGTCTCGGCCTTTGAGTCTGCGTTGCGCGTCTTCGCGGCTTCGAGTTCAGCCCGGAGCGCTTCAGCCTCACTACGGGCCTTTTCGGCCTCGCGCTTGGCTTCCTCTCGCTCGAACGTCAATTGGTCGAAGCGACGCCGCCCGCGAATGGGCTTATTGGGGTCTGCCGCCTTGGCTTCGATCTCCGCCTTGCGTCCGGCAGTCGTCTCGGCAAATGCGGCTTCGGTCGCCTCCGAGTCGGTATCCGTGCCGGTAAAGACACGGCCGTCGTGCTCCAGACTCGTCTGGCCCATCGCCGCATCTGGCGTGGTCTCAGCCGGCGGCGTGACGACTTGCGGTTCACTCATGAGGCCCACTCAGTATACGCACGCTGTCAAGCATTTAGCGCGGCTCCGGGTTGGGTCGGTTCCGGCTCTGGCTGCAGCGCCGCCGAGTGCTCTGCCATCGCATGATCGTGCGCATGCTCGAGCGCCATCGCCATCGTGTCATGCGTGCGCTGGGCAGTCGCCTGCGCGGCCTCGGCATGATGCTGGGCCAGCGTATGGGCGATCTTCAGACGCAAGTCGGCGTCTTTCGCGATGCGCTGCTCGAGGGCGTCCACGTAGCTGCGGAAGTTCTCGGCATCGACCTTGGCCTGAGCGACAGACATCGTGGCAGACGCGGCAATCTCGGCCTTCGTGAGTGCCGTTTGATTCGCCGCCTGAGCAATCTGCAAGTCCTTCTGCGCCTGCATCGCCGCGATCTGCTGTTTCGACTGAATCTCAGGCTGCTTGGTCGCAATCGCCTGCTGAAGCTGTTGCACCTGCTGCTGCAAACCTTGCACCAGCGCCTGTGCCTGTGGCGGAAGACCCGGAATCGTCTCAGATGGCGGAGCAAGCCGCTGAGCGACCGCTTCCGCTCCGGGGAAGTCCATTTCCTTGACCCACAGGTCCGCAAACTTCGGCGTTTCCTGCGGCATGACCTTCGCCAGTTCGCCCAAGGCCGAGACGCCTTCCTCACGCCTGGTTGCGTAGGACTTGCCGACTTCCACCGTGCAGGAGTAACGGCCTTTGGTGAGGTCGTAGTGGGTCACTTCGCCTTGCACCGGCTGATTCGGCTGGCCCTGAATTGCCTGCTGCGGCTGCCCGTTCTGGCCCATCGTGTGCGGCGCGTTTAGCATCGCCACATCCGGTTTGTCTTCCAACCCGAGTATCTTCACCACACGGCCCGGACGGTCGTAGTAGACCGGAATCACATCAACCAGGATTTCGCCCAGCCGCAGATACCCGCGCCGCACCGAATCGATGAAGCCGCTGTAGCCCTTCTGGCCCTGCGACTGGAGCGCTTCAATCGCATCAGCCGACACCTGACGACCAGGCATCTGTCCGAGCGCCGGATCAAAACTCGTCACCCGACGCACGGCATCCAGCGACATCTGCAACACGCTCGCCCATGCCGCGACGTTCTGACTCGACTGCGGCCGGAACGGAGGCGGCGCTGGAGTGCCGTTGAGATCGACCTGCTTATACGGCAGATACGCGAAGTTGGACGTGTTCGCCCGAGACCAATACTGGTCGTAACCTTCGACCTGACCCTCGGCGATGATGAACGGCGTTTTCGGCTCCAAGGCCATCGCCTCAGCCGCGCCGCTAAAGGCGAAGTTCACGAGCGTCTGCGGCCCCATCGCGGGCTGCGTCACACCGTAGTAGACCGACTGCCCATCAACGTTGATTTCACGGCCAGCGATGAAGATGAGCGGGATGGTCTTGCCGCCCCATGTCGCGGACTCCAACGTCTCGACCGCATTGATAGTATCGACGTAAACGACCTTCTTCCCATCCTTGTGCTCGACATGGAAATACGTCGCGATGCGGATGGTTGAATCCGTTACCCATTCCTTGTCGTAATCGTCACCCGTCGCGCGGAAGTCTTCCAAGCCCTTGAGGTCCGCCTTCGGCCAGCGCCGCTTGACCTCAGACTTCGGCATGTCTTGCGTAATGAACGCGAAGCGCATGTCGGACTTGTCGCGCTTCATCGCGGCCGGATCGCAGTAGACACTCAGCGAGTTCGGCAACCGACCGATGTAGAGTTCCTGGTCTCCGCTGTCATCGTCGCAGTAGCGCGAGCAGACCATTGCCCAGCCGATGCCCGCACCACACGCATCCGACGCCGCCCACATCATGCCGTCTTCGGTGCGGCTGTCGTTCTGAATCTGACGAATCAACCCTTGCAGGATGCGCGAGGTCGGATCGTTCGCTTCTGAGTCATGCGGCGCGATCTTGACGGCAAAGTCGGATGCGCTGATGGCGTTGACAATCTGCTGATGGGGTTCCGAGACGCAATCAAGCACGAAGCACGGACGCGGTGGGGCGGCCGGTTGGCCTTGGATGCTGATGGCCCCTTCGCGCTGGAGTTTGATCGCCTCGTCCCACTGGTCGCCAGCCAGAAACTTCTTCGCGGCGAGCGTGGACTTGCGCTGAGGCTCCTCAAACTCCGCACACGCCTTGAATCGGTCACGAGCCTCGGACACATCGGCTGTTGCGCCATCTTGGGCTTGAGGCTTCTGGTCCGGGTTCGATTCGCTCACTTGAGACGTTTCAATTCTGACAGCGACCGATTACCGAGCCGGATGGCCTCAGTAAACCCGAGCGAGTCCCGCACCCGCGCTTCTGCGGCTTGAGGACTCACATAGGCGACCGCGTTATCCCCCAGCCACGGCGGGGCCTGCTGCATGTGCAGGAGGTTGCCGAGCTGCGTCATCGGTTCAGGACCGGCCAATAACGCGAGGTAATCGTAGATGGCGTCAATCAGTTCCGTCTCCATCCGTGCGCCACGCATGGCCTTCGAACACACCTTGCGCCACTTCGCCCGCCCTGAACACACGATGTCGAGCAGCCCAATCCGGTCACGCTCCATCGTCCGGATGAACTGCATGATCATGTCCGAGACGGCTTTCTCGCGCGTAGTCGCATAGCCAGCATTCGGCAGGTCAGGCAGCCGCGAGGAGGCAAATGGATCGTAGGCCATCAGTGCTTGAACGACCGCGCGTTCATGGCGAACGTGGCACGCTTGCGCATGGCAGGTGACTTGGACTTCTTAGCCTTGGCGATGGCAGACAGAGGGATCTTTTCGCCCTTCGGGACGCCGAGCGCCTCATGCAGCAGGCCCTTGTGGCTAGATTTGATCCGAATCACAGAAACTCCAGTTGGCCCGAGGCCAAGGCATCGTCAATCAGCCACTTGCTCATCTTGAAGCCGGGATTCTTGCCCTGCAGTTGCTTCACGAGTTCGTCATGCGTGGCTTGGTTGGACCGGATGGCGATAGGACGTCGGCCGGCACGCTTGGCGAAGTCAGCGGCAGCCACTTGCACATCCTGAATCGTCACCGCGCACGACCGGCTTTGACATCGCGCTTGTGTTTCGCGTCCATGCGCTTGCCCTTCGCTGTCTCTTTCGAGCCGTGCATGGCCCCGAGGTTGTTCATCGTGCCGTAGACGATACGGTCCAAGTGCTCGCCCTTGAAGCCTCGGGCGGCATAGTGGTGACGCAGCGCAGATTCAAGAAAGCGCGGCACGGTCAGCGACGGTCGGACTTCATCTGCTCGACAGCGGCCTTGTAGATGGCTTCACGCAGCTCAGGGTTCATGATTCGCCTCGCGGGACAGGATACGCCGATGCTGGTGAGGTTTCAACCTAGCCAATGACTCTGGCCACTCGGGAACACCTGCAGCGGCTTCTTCACGGTCGATTTTGTCACTGCGGCGAACGTCAGCGCGAGTGCATCCCCGTCATCAGGCGAATCGACGCCTCGGGCCTTCATGTGCTCCTTAGACTCCAACTGGAGCCGGTCCCGCTTGTCGTGCATGTAACTGGGGCCAATCAGGTCGGACTCCAGCCGGGGATCTTTGGAGATACAGCCTCGGGTGAGCCAGTCCTTCATCTTCGACCACATAAACGCCCGCATATTAGCTAGTTGCGGGTCAGGTGACTCGGCCCCGAACTGCACCTCAACCACGTTCTTGTGGCCCATCTGCTTCAGCCGGTCGGTAATCGGGCCGCCAATGCCCGTGCCGTCCACAAACAGCGTATCGACCTTGCGGCCGTCGAATGACCGCCCGAGAACATCAGCCGCCAACGTGACGAGCCGCATGGAGTCACGCGCCTGTTCGCCAGGCACAATGATGGATGTGATGCTTCTGGCATCCGTCCCGCGCCTGAACACGAATACGCAGCGGTCATCGCCGCCACGGGCCACGTCCAAGCCACAAACGAGCGGGTCATCGGGAAACGGCGGAATGAGTGGTCTGGACTGGGCCTCTGACACGCGCTTTTGGTCGATGAACTGCAAGTCTGAGGCGGCTGGCGGCAAGCCTCGGACACGCACGCGCACGAAATCGGAGTCTTCCCCGAAGTCTTTAATCCACTCGTCAATCTGGGGCTTGTTGGTGAACCGTGACGTGCGGGAGTCGATAACCTGCGTCGTCCATCGGTGACGTTCTGACCCGAAACAGGCGCGGTAGAAGCTGCCGGAGCTGCGTGTCGGGTTCCCGAACCGGAATACCATCGGCTCGCCGTCCGTCAGGCCACCTTCCGACACGTCGTGGATGGTCTCGCTGATAGCCGAGTCCTCATCGAAGATGTAGAAACTGGTCGAATCGGCCGCGTGCTGGCCCGCGAAGGCTTCCGAGTTCTCTTCCCGGCAGGACTGGGCCGAGCAGAACCAGGAGTCTTTGAAGTCCGGATGGTAGATGCGGTCGGCGTTGATGACGAACCAGTGGCCGGTCAGGCACAGTTTGGTCCACCGCTGGATAGACGCCCACGTGCGGGTCTGAAGCTGGGTGAAGGTGTTCGCGGTGACCGTGCCGTGAGCGTAGGGGCGAGTGGACATAATCCAATCGACCAACCAGGCGACGACCACAGACTTACCGATACCGTGCCCTGAACTCACCGCCATGCGGATGGGCGGCACGGGGTCTACGCCGTTGAACTTCCGTGTTTTAACCTGTGCGCCGAGAGCTTCAAGGAGTTCACGCTGCCAGACGTCCGGACCGGCGTGAGCCTTCAGTGGGCCGTCTTCGCCCCATGGGTAGCACGCGAGGACGAAACCATACGGATCGTCATAGAACTGGCTGACGAACTCCGCGATCTGCTGATCAGCGCTGGCTGAGGCGGCCACGGGCAGATTGCAGGGTATCGACCACGTTAATGGAACCGCTGACGTCCAGCTTGTCCTTGAACATCGCAAGGCAGCGGGCGAGCATTTCGAGGGTCTTCAGCTTGTCCACAACGCGGACCTTGTGAACGATATCGGTCTGCCCGTCCCCGGCTTCGGCGTTCTTCTTGATGACTTCCAGGCTGGCGATGGAGGCGGCCTGTTCACGGGTGAGTGTTTGGATGGGCTTCAGATTGCCGCGTTCATCGAACAAGTCGCGGACGTTCGAGAACGTGTGCAGCGCCATTTCCTTCAGGAGGCGTTCAGCGGTGATGGCTTCATCTTGGAGAGCCTGAACCTCACCGGCTTCGCGGGCGAGCGTCCTAGCGCGTTTACCGGGCTGCCCGCCCCCCTTCTTACCGTTCTCCCGAGATGCGTCCCCTGCCATAAACAGAGATTAGCCTAAACAGCCTAGCGGCACTTGAAGGCGCGGAGGGTCTGACGGCCGGACATAGCGTTAACCGACGACGCGCTTTGGCTGAGAGGGACGGATGGGCAGACTTGTCTCACGTGGCACGTCAGCCTTCGACTGTGCGGCCTTAAGCCATGACAGGATTTTGTCGATCTCGCTGGGACGGATGTAAAGCTCCTGCTGTTCGCCGTGGGGGCCGTAATTGCAGATGACGAGTGAGCCATCGTGGCGGAACTCACAGAAGGGGGCACCGCTTGGAGTATCGCTCATGACGCCGCGCTTCACGCCAGCACCTTCTCGCGGGCTTTATCGGCCATTAGTCCCAATCATTCAGACCCACACAGGGCTGAGTATCTGGGCCGTCATATCGCGGTGTCACGCGGGGCTTGTCGGCTTGTAAGTCGTTGGACTTGAGCGACTTAGCCATATAAGCATCGAATGCTTTCACAGCGCAGTGGTCGCACAGCATGAAACCCCAATCGGTCATGATGACGCCAGTAAGTCTCTTGCCGCATTCACGGCAGAGTAGAGGCTTGGCTGAGAATGTGCCTTTGGTAATCGTCACTTGAACCTCAACTCACCGATAGGCACAAAGGCATGGTGATGCTCAGACGGCTCGCGTTTACGTCTGCCCCGTAACCCTGTAGCGCCTTAAGGGGATGAGCGCAGGGCTTGGGCTTCTTGGCCTTAGCCATCGGTCAGCCCCCGGTGTCTCAGATAGGACGCGAGCGGACGCCCATCCTGTAACGCCTTAATCCCCAACAGTTTACGCTCGTCATGGGTCATTTTGACGAGGACCGCCGTGGTCTGTCTCTTGGCCTTGTCCAGCTTCGGACGGCCGCGCTTGCCTGCCATGCCTGAGAGTCTAGCATAAAAATATTTTCAATGGGCATGCGTTTTCTGTTGACACGGATACTTTCGGGATATACGATTATCCCATGATAAATTCGCCCTTACCCGTCAGTTTCGTTGCACCTGACCCGCGCGACAGAAGTCATCGACCAGTCGTGCCGCCGGATGCACACCAAGCCCACCGTCGAATCAGCGGCGACTTACATCGCGTCACGTCAGGCTAAGATTGGGCCGTCGCTGCGCTGCACGTGGAAAGTGCTGGAGGCGGACAACGTGCCGTCTATCGAACACCAGATGGCCGCGCACCTGCGCCGCGCCAAGAAAGTCGGCCAGTTGTGCGGGCGCGTCATCAACCCGCATTCTGTTCGTCGCGTTGGGGCGCTGTG